AATAGATGTTTATAATGAAGGAATGAAAATGTTGGAATCATATTATGTTAATTTCAAAAAACAATTCAAAAGTAAAGATTTAACATCCGATGATAAAATTAATTTAATATCATTTATAACACTCCCTCTTTCTGTATTTAATTTTTCTAAAATTAATCATAATTATACAAATATACAAACTAAAGCAAATTTAAATTTACAATATTTAAATTATTCACATTTCCTCAATAAAAATACAAATATAGATAATTATATATTTGATGAACAAACTATAGAAAAATACAAAAATACTCATGAAAATATTCATAATAATGAATTATTTGGCTCCATAAATAATTTTATGATGGAAAATAGTAATATTGAAAATTCTAAAGAATCTTATGTTGATAGTTTAAGTAATTTAATAGATAGTTTTATTCCAACTAATAACATTTTTATAAAATCATTGAATGACTTTAATATTTTCTTGAATTATAAACAATCTCTCGATTCGTTACAAGTAGCAGGAATTGATTTTAATAACTTAAATACCAAAGATATGGATATATTAAATAAACTAATCACAAGTAATATTGAAAAATATAAAACAGATTATAAATTGCAGGATGAAGAATTAAATAGCATTATTAATATTTTAAATAAAGATGTAAATAGTGAAAATTTTGTATATTCTTTTGAAATGTTAAATAAAGAATTACAAAATGATATTATAGAAATTTATAATATTGATAGTCATATTTTAAATAATGATGAAATTTTTAGTTATTTTATTAGATTAGATAATGGGCGATTTTTTATGAGTGCGTTAAATAAAAATATTATAGATTTAATTGTAGGCAATTTATTAGAATCATTTATAAAAGAATCTAAAAAATTAGAAGGAAAAAAAACAGACGAAACAATTGAACAAGAATCTTCGTATTCTGAATGTGAAAATTATTATTTAAGTAAAAAATATAATTCTCTCGAAGAATTAGAAAATGATAATAATAAATTAATATTTTTTGATACAATATATGATAATACATTTTATTCATTAAAAAATGATTTTTCAAATGAAAAAGAAACAATGGATGATAAAGGATTCTACAATTTTTTAACAAATAAAATAATAGAAAAAATGAATATTACTAAAAATCAAGCTTTGAGAGAAGCTAAAGCAATTATGGAAGAAAAGAGAGAAATAATTGATGATGATTATGCTGTTTTAATTAATAAAGAAGATAACAAAAATTATATTTATATTAGAAAAAATAATATATGGGAATTAGATGATAAATTTAAAGATACTTTTTATATTGATTCAAACAAGATTTTTTGTGATTCCACTAAAGAATGTATATCTAAAGATGATAAATGTATGCCAGCAAAAGAATTGGAAAATAAAAATTTGAAAAATGATGTAGATAAAATATTAGATAATTTTAAAGCAAAATATGATTTAAGTATTGAACAAATGCAAGGTAAAATAAATGATAATTATGAAAAAGCTAAAAATTATGTTAGAAATATTGTCAAGATAAATTACAATAATAAATTCAAAATTAATAATAGCTTATTACAATATGATACATTTGAAGAAATTAAACAAGAATTATCTCCTTATGAAAACATAAGAGATAATATATTAGCTATTCCTGATCATATACAAAAAAATGAATTAATAAAAAAATTCTGTTTAAGATATACTAGATATGCTATTAATGATGAAAATACTTATTGGTTATATTGTATTAAATCAGGTGCTAAATTAATGCCGTTGTTTTTATTAAAATTGGCAAATGTATTTTCAAACAAAAAAAATTATTTAATGGAATTAGATGCAATATGTGCTGAACAAGGCACCATTAGTGATGATAATAATTATTGGGTTGATAAATATAGTGGATACATTATTAAACGAATTGAATTCAGTAATGATGAAGGTTATGATGAACAAGGATTTAAACTAATGACTAAACAAGTATTAGAAGAAGAATATTCATATGTATTAAATAATAAAAAAGAAGTGTTAAATCCAGATGTTTTAATGATAAAGCAAATATTTAAAGCAATGAGTGATATGATGTCTATTAAACTAGATAATGACAATATTGATTTAATGATAAAAAAAATAATTTCAATACAAAATAAAAGTATACCATCTAAAATACAATATGAAAAATTAATATTAAAAACGGCTAAAAAAGAAGGACAATCTAAAAAAATGTTATCATATGAAGATACATATAATTTATCTTTATTGATGTTAAGTTTAACATTTTTCTTACTAGCTATACAATTAAATATACCAACAATTAAATCAAAAAAAACTTTCCCAGGATGTATTAAATCTTTTAGTGGTTATCCATATGGTGATATAAATGATAAAACTAGTCTAATATATGTTGCTTGCGTAGCAAATAAAATTAAAACCTCAGTAGCTCCTTGGAATACTATTTTGAAAATGAGTGAATCAATTATTATGAAAAAAATTGAATCTTTAATTGAAAAATTTGTATCGACTGATAGTGAATTAGATTTATTAAAAACAAAAAAAGAAGAATATTTAATAACTAATAAAGAAGCAAAAGTAAATGAAGAAAATGTATCAATTAGTAAATGGCATAATTTTTATCCTCCTTTAATTGATTTACATATTTCTTCGACAAATATGGAACCATTAGATAGTGGCTATGAAAATATGATATTGGAAAATATTACAAATGGAAAGGCCAATTTTTTTAATGAAACTATAAATTCTAAGATAATATATTGTTCTAATAAAATAATTGAAAGTATTCAAAAAGTTGTTAAAAAAAATTCAGCAATATTAGAAAATAATAATGGAGAACCATTTTTAGAAAATAGTTGCTGTAATGAATTGAATAATACTATATTATTTTTCTTAAAAAACGATAAAACAATTATTGAAAATAATAATATGGTTGTTTACTACAATAATTTAATTCAAAATTTGAAAAATTTATCTGATGCTAGAATATTATACCATAATTTAACTACAAAATTAATAAAACCAAAAATTGAAAGTGGATTTAATGAAAATATTATATATAAATCATTCATTTATTATTGTAATTTTGAAAATAAATTACCCATTGATGATGAAATTAAAAGTGTTTGTATGGACAAACCTATCGAATTATTAAATGAAGATATGGATTTAAATGAAAAAATTGATATATTAAAAGGACAAGGTAAAAATTATAGTAAAGCTCAACTTGATAATTTATTAGATATAATTAATAAAAGAAATATTGTAGCAAATTATAATGATTTTACATTAGTAAGTAATATAGATAAAATTAGATTAGCTATAGAAAATTACAATTTATTAGATGAAAGTGATAGAATAGATGATGATTTATTAATATCTAGAATGACTGATTTATTAGATACTTATGATATAATGGTTAAATCTAGTGAAAATGAAAACTTGAGAACAATAAAAAATTATATAATTGGTGCTAACAATATGATGAAATCAAATATAATAAATTATATTAAAACATTGCCAAATATAAGTAAGTCACAAATCAAAAATATAGAAACTAATATTGACAATGTATTTGGTTATAAAGATCAATTATTTTATAATAATTATATGAAAAATTTATTAAATGTTTTTCCAAATATAATCAGAAATAAAAATATTAATTATAATTCTGTACCAAAACATTGGAATCTATCAGAAATACATGAGAGAGATGTGGCAAATATTTTAAGCAAATATTATAACGAATTGATGAGCTTTTCATATATTAATTCTATGGATTTAGTATTTAAAATAATAAAAAATAGGGCAAAGATTTTAATGACATTATTGGAAAATATAAAATATTATGAACCAATTGATACAGGTGATAATATAATAAATGGCATATTTGATAAACAATTTATTGAGTTTTTTAATAATTATGTATTTAATAGTATTTTTAATGATTTAATAAATATTACATCTAATCCTGAATTTTTATTAGAAATAACTAATTATGAAGAATATAATGAAGATGAATTGAAGAGTAGTATAGTATCTTATATATCTTTATTTATGAATATTATGGTTTCTCATAATACATTAGTTAATAATAGTTATGAAAAAGTAAAAAGTAGGATAATTATAGCAAAAGAAAAAGAAAAAGATTTAATTACAGAATATTTAAAAGATTTAACAGATGAAGAGAGAGAAATTGAAAATTTATTTAAAAATAATAAATTAGAAAAATGGAGCAAAGGTTTAAAGAAAGGATTAACACAATATGTTAAAGAAAATTATGATGAAGAACGTATGGAATTAGAAAAACAAGCATTAAAAGAAAAAATGTTAAATAAAGTAAGTAATGTAACAAATATGAATAAAGAAATATATGAGTTAGATATGGAAGAAAAAATGCAAGCTGAAGAACAAATGGATAAAGAAGCATATGATATGGGTTCTATTCCAGACGATGATGATTATGAAAGCGATTATGAATATAATTAATGGGAACGTATTAAATTTAAACCACTACAATCAAATCTACATAATGGACAAGATTTATTTACTAAAAACCATCTTTTAAAACAACCTTTATGAAATTTATGGTTACACGGTAATGTAATACAATTAGTACCACATGTATTACATTCATCATAACAAATACTACATTCAAAACTTTCTCCACATGCTTCATGCTCGTTATTAAAATCAAAAATCATACTAGTTTTTTTTTTGGAATAATTTTTAAAATATGCAAAAATTTTATTTTCATTAGTATTATTGTTATTGTTGTTATTGTTGTTATTGTTGTTATTGTTATTGTTATTGTTATTGTTATTGTTATTGTTATTGTTATTGTTATTGTTATTGTTATTGTTATTATTCAAATAATTATTATTCAAATAATTATTATTCAAATAATTATTATTATTATTCAAGTAATAAATATTATCATGTCTCATTTATATTATTAAATAGTGGTGATTTTGTTTGTTTTAATACCGGGTATTTATAAATAATATTTAATCAATTTTAAAATATTATTTAAAAATATATAAAGATAATTACAAATATATATTTATATGCTTACAACTTGTATTTCTATCCTATTTACATTTACAAATGCTCTAATTATTACATCATCGCCAGTAAAATCATTTAGATATGTTGGTTCTACAAAGCCATTTGAGAATTTTGATCCTTTAAATATTCTAAAAAATAAGAGTGAAAACCGTATTAAATATACTCGTGAAGCTGAACTTCAGCATGGAAGAACTGCTATGTTAGCAACAACAGCAATTCCAATTTTAGAACATTTTGATAAAACTCATTCTATGCTTGGAATCAATTATTTATCGTCTATGGATGCTTTTCATCAAGCACCTTTTTGGTTGGGTGTAGCTTCATATGAAGCTATTAGAATGGGAAGAGGATGGGTTAATCCATTTACAACAAATACTACATATATGCTTAAAGATGATTATCAACCGGGAAATATATTAAATATTCCTATGAAAAATGTAGGTGATGAAATTCTAAATAAAGAACTAAATAATGGGCGTTTAGCAATGATTGCTTTTATGGGTATTGTAGCTCAGGAAATGGTAACGGGGAATCAGGTTTTTGGTCTGTAAACAAAATAAACAAAATAAACAAAATAAACAAAATATAAATAAAAATGGGCAATAAACAAAATATAAATAAAAATGGGCAATAAAGAAAATAAACAAAAATATAAATAAAAATGGGCAATAATATTATTGATAAAATTAATTAATAATATTATTTTTATATAATAAAATAATAATGCTTAGACAATTTATATTAAAAAATATAACATTAATTTCTATAATTTTATTTGTAATACTATTTATAGGTTTAATAGTTATTAAACCGGGATTTGTATTTGATAAAAATGGAAAACCACGAGAATTTGGTATTGGATATAAAAATAAAACAGTAGTTCCAATTTGGTTAATAATTATAATATTTGCTATTTTTTGCTATTTAGGTGTTTTGTATTATGTAAATTTTAATAAATTTATGTTTTAATATTATTTCAAAAAATTCCAAAAACTAAATAATTAATTTTAATTTATATATTTTAAAATTAATATTATAATAAAATTATCTTTTTTATTAACCTGTGCCTTCATCTTCTTCTTCATTTTCTTCTTGTAGTTTAGCTATTTTTTTTTCTATATCTTCAACACTTTCTTGACAATTCATATTTACAATATAATTATAAGAAATTGAAGCTACTATTGTACCTGCTAATATATACCAAACCATTTTTCCAACAATAAATTTAATATTTATTAATTTAAAAAGCTGGATAATATCTTCACTGGTTTTAATATCTATTATATTTTCATCTGATAATTTTTCCTTTTTAAATTTTTCAAAGAATTTCTCAAAATTATTTCTGTCATCATCAAATTCATTTATTATTTTAGCTTTATGGGATTTTATTTTATTTATTGCGTTAATGATAGTTTCATTTTTTGATTCTTTATTTAAAACATTTTCTAAAAATGTTTCAACACCTAATATTTTAACAACT